TGTACTGGAAACGGTGGTAATGCTTTAGCTGGAGGAGCTAAGTTATCATGGTAGTAATGCCTAAACTTACAGACAAAGAAACAGAACTTAAACGTAAAGAAATATGTGATTCTTGTGAAAAAAGTAAACTAGGTGTATGCACTAAATGTGGTTGTGTACTTAAATTAAAAGTTAAATTTGAACAGAATGAATGTCCGTTAAATAAATGGTGAAGAGGATAAAGAAATGGGGTTTTTAAAAGACATAGCATCAGTTGCAGCGCCTATTGTAGGAGGAATGGTTGGTGGTCCTATGGGGGCGCAAATAGGTTCTGCTATAGGTGGTGCAATATCTGGTAGACAGATGGCTAAGCAAGCAGGAGAGACTGCTGCTCAGTATGATGCTAGAATGCGTCAGCTAGGACAGCAAGGTTTCTTTAAACCCGTTGCAATGAAAACTCTTTATGGTCAGTCTGAGTTTAAAGTAGATCCTGTAACAGGAGCAGTTACTTCTGCTAGTTACACACCTAGTGAAACAGTACAAGAGCAACAAGGTAGACTTGGTGTTCTTATGGGTCAAGGATTAACTGCTGCTGAACAAGCTGTACCGTTTGCTCAACAGTATGCTGAACCTGCTCAGGGTTTATTTAACTTAGGACAAAGTTACTTAGCTGATACCCCGGAAGAAGCTAGACAGCGTTATATGCAACAACAGATGGATGCTTTACGTCCTTATGATATTGAAGAAGAACAGAGATTAGCTGCTGGTGTATTTGGTCGTGGTCGAGGTGGACTAAGTGTTGGTACTGGTGGACAACCAGAGTTACAAGCATTAGCTGAAGCTCGTAGACGTAGAGACTTACAGTTAGCTGCTGGAGCAGAGCAAGCTGCACAGCAACAGATAGGCTTTGGAACACAGCAATTAGCAAAGGCTGCTGGTCTAATGGGAACTGGTTACGATATGATGCAGGGATCATTAGCACCATATCAGAGCTATCTACAGAACCAAGCAAGACTAGAAGAGCTTGCACAACAACCATTAGAGATGGGTCTTAATGTAGGATCAACAGCTATGACAGGGCAACAGTTCGGAGCTAATATGGGTAAATCAGGTGCTTTAGGAATAGCGCAGCAACAACTTGCTTCTGCTGAAAGAAAGAATGAAATGATGCAAGGTTTGTTTGGTAATCAAGAATTATTAGGTAATGTAGGAAACGTAGTTAAAACAGGCATAGGTAAGATAGGTGGTTTGTTTGGATCTTCTTCACCTACAATGCCTAGTAATGTATTAATGCCTGGAGGTGGTATTGGAGGAGCTATGAGTGCTTATGATAATATGGGTAGTTATGGTATGACACCTACACAAACTTCTTTTGGATCTGTTCCTTTTTCAGGTCAACCCGTTAGTTACATTAATTAGGAATAAATATGGCTCAGTCAATTTCAAGTTTATTTGGTCCTTCTCCTGAAGAACTAGAATACGCTAAAAGACAAGAAGAAGAAAAACTAGCAAGACAAGAATATAGAGATAGGTTGTCTACTGCTGGTCAAGGGTTGGGGATGTATGCTGGTGTCGCTAGATCAGGAGTAAGGCAGGGAGAACAATTAAGAAAACTTAGATTATTTGGTGAGTCTCCTTCTCCTGCTATGGAAAAAGCAGCTACCATAAGAGAAATAATTGGCTCAGTTTCTCAGGAAGATTTAAACAACCCAGAAACATTAATAAAGATATCTAAAGAATTATCTAATAGAGGATATCCAAATGAGGCTTTCCAATTAGCAGATAGGGCTAAACAAATTAAGACAGAGGCTGAAACTTCTGAATTAACAAGAATACAGAAAGAATTAGCTATAGCACAAAAGGAAGCTGCTTTAGCTAAATCAGCTAAGGGTAAAGCATTATCTGACAAGCTATTAGGAAAAACAGAAACTCAGGCATCAGGTGTTGAAGAATCAACGTGGTTGCTTAACAATTTTGAAGATAGTTTCTCTGGTCCCGCTAATCGATTCTTTGGGGAGACAGGAATAGCAATTACTAAAATGCTTCCTCAAAGTGATGAAGATAGTAGGATGGTAGCTTGGTGGCAAGCGTACGCAGATAGAAATAATAAAGTTAGAAAAGAGTTATTCGGATCTGCTTTAACAAACGTAGAGAGAAAAGAGTTTGAGAAGTTTATTGTTACTCCTAGAATGAACGCAGGAGTAGCTAGAGATAATTTAGAAAAACAAGCTAAAGCTATACGATCAGCGTTTATCAAAGAAGTAAACAGATTGAAGAGCCAGGGTAAAGATATTTCTGGTTTAATTGAAATGGCTCCATCAATAGGGGTTACTACTACACAGCTAGAAGCAATTATAGAGTCTGGGGACTTGTCTCCTTTATTATCACCAGAAAAAGCAAACTTAAGACCAGAGATTATGGAATCAGATGAATGGAGTTTTGATTCTGTGGTAGGAGAAGAACAAAATGGCTAAATATAGAGTGACTGTAGCAGGGAAAGAAATTATTATTAATGGTCCCGAAGGAGCTAAACAAGAAGAAATTGAAGCTAAAGCTAAAGAGGTGTATAGACCTAAAGCTCAACCTTTTAATAAAGAAGAAATAGATTATGAGAATTTAGGTTGGGATGATGTAGCTGCAAAGGCTGTTTTTAATTTAGCCCCTTCTACTGCTAGGATGGTAGGTGATATATGGGACGCTGTTTCTAATCCTATTGATACAGCTACAACACTAACACAAGTTATTGGTGGTGGTGTTAGACAAGCGTTAAATCAGATACCGGGTGTAGATGTTTCTAATCCTGAAAATGAAAAGAAATTTGACGCAGTAGTTGATTACTTTGCTGATAAGTACGGAACTACTGGAGGTTTTAAGAAAGCATTAGCAGAAGATCCTGCTAGTATATTAGCTGATATATCTGCTGTATTTACGGCTGGTGGTACAGCAGCAGCTAAGACATTAGGTACAGCAAGTAAGGTAGGTCAGATAGCTGAGGGTGTTGCAACTCAGGCAGCTAAGTTAGATCCGTTAACAGCTTTAGCAACTACTACAGTAAAAGGAACTCAGTTAGCAGGTAAAGGAGTAACTAAAGGTTTAGCGTTTACTGCTGGAGTAGGAGAGGACGCAATTAAACAGGCTTACAAGGCTGGTAAAGAAGGTGGAGAGGCTTTAGATAACTTTACTACTAATTTAAGAAACGCAGACACACAATCAGCCGTTCAGATTCTTAACGATGCTCAAGAAAATTTACAGGCATTAAAGCAAAAAAGAAGAGATGCTTATAACGAAGGAATGGGTAAAGTTTCTGCTGATAAACAACGATTACCATTTGATGATATTGATGCAGGATTAAATGGAATAAGAGATAGATGGAGAACACAAAAGGGAATAGTTAAAAACGAAAGTGTTAAAGCAGTTTACGATGACATGATTAAAAAGGTCGATGAGTTTAAAGAATCAGGAGCTAACAGCTTAGCAGACTTTGATGATCTAAAACAATCATTAAACTCAATGTGGTCTAAACACAGTAATTCTCCTGAAGCAATAGCAGCTATCAGTGAAATGACTAAAACTATTTCAAACCAAATAAAAAAGGTTTCTCCTGAATATGCAAAAACTATGAAAGCATACGAAGATGCGTCTGACTTATTATATCAGATACAACATAGTTTATCTTTAGGTAAGAAGAAACCAGCAGAGGTATCGTTAAAAAAATTATTATCTACGATGAGAAACAATGTCTCAACTAACTATGGACAAAGGTATTCTTTAGCTGAGCAGTTACAAGACATGGGTGGTAAAAACATTATGTCCAGTTTAGCTGGTCAAGAGTTATCCAGTGTGATGCCTAAAGGACTTAGGGGTGTGACTACAGCAGGAGGTTTAGGAGTTCTTGGGATGGGAGGAATGTTAAGTGCAGGGGCTATACCAACACTTATAGCAAGTTCTCCTAGATTTGCAGGTGAGGCTGCTTTAGCTGCTGGTAGAACAGCAAGAATGACTAGAGGTATGCTCTCTAAACTGCCTGTCTCTAAAGCACAGATGTTACCACCAGCGTCAGGAAGTTATGCAGCAGTATTAGGACGAGACTATGAAGAGGAAGAATAATGGCTAGTAGATTAGATGACTTATTAAATAGTGTTGTTAATAGGCTACAAAGTGTAGGAGTAGGAAGAACACAAAGACAGCCAGAACAAGTTCCTTATGGTTTTAGACCGTATGAAGGCTCTCAAAACTTAGCAACAGAAAGACTTGTAAATATAGGAGGTAAGACTTATATCGGTCCTAAAGAACAACCACCTAGACAAGACTATTCTGGGGATCGTTATTATGGGTTACCAGAAAGAAACATAGTTCAAGCTGATCGTCCTGCTTATACTGCTACACCTATGTCTATGAGTGGTGGTTTGTTTGGATCTACACAAGGTCCAGTAACAGTAGCTGATACTATTAGAGGTGCTATTCCTGAGCCATTAACACCAGAGAGAGAAGCAGAACTACGAAGAATGCAAGAGAAAAGATTACCTGGAGAAGAGGCTGATCTTAGAGGGATAAACTTAAACCCTGATTATGATAATCCATTCTTTATACTACCAGAACGAAACTCTAGTGCTGTAGCAGATGGGACAGTATTAGCAGGTGCAGGAAGAACAGGTGAGTTAAGCGCATTAGATACTGACTATGCAAATCAAACTGCTGGTAATCCTTTAAAGATATTTGAACCATTGTTCAGAACTACTGAGGGTTATCAAGATAGAATGACTGACTCAGAGAGAAGAAGAAAAGCTGATATTGAAGCAGGGACCAGCAAAAGAAGAGGATTATTCACATCTACTGAAGAAGCAGCTGCTGCATATAAAAGAAAGAAAGCTAGGGATGATTTAATGCAGTATGGTGGCTCAGATATGCCTTATCAAGGACAAGCTGCTGATAACGCTACTAGGGATGCTATACTTGAGTATGGTGGTGGGGAGATGCCATATCAAGGACAGAACATAGAAATAGATCCTATAGTTTTAGAAATACCTGAGCAGCCTACTGACGAAGAAGTAATCAGAACACTAGAACAAGACTATGCTGACTTAGCTGCTGCCGGGGCAGATACTGCTACCTTGAGTGCATTAGCTAGGGAGATTGATTCTTATAGAGACAGACAAAGTTCTTTACCTTCTATTGTCTCTGAGGCTGCTGCGTCAGATGTAATAGAGAACGCTCCAGTTAACTACGATGCGTTTGGTAATGTAATATCTCAGCCTGAGACTGAAGTATTGATGTCAAGACAAGCACAAATAACAGACCCTCCTATAGAAATGTGGAACACCTCTTACGGTCAGTTATCTAAACAAGGAAAATGGTTTGGAGGACAAGATGCGGTAACCAAATACAAAGCAGACAATCCAACTGTTCAATTAACTCCGGCACAAGAGTATGTAATTGCTAATGAAGGTTACTTACCTGATCCTTATTACTTAAATAAAGAAGAGAAAGCAAAAGGTATTCTTACTCAAGGAGTAGGTCAGACTAAGAGAAAAGGTAAAGACTACATTGCGTTAGGATTTCCTGCAACTTATGAGGATAGGATTGCAGACCTTAAACGTAAGATGGGTGCTGACTTTGTAGACGCTGTTGAACAAAATGATCCTGAGAAGTTTAAGGCATTAGCTGACTTAGCGTACCGAGGAGATATTGGTCCTCTCTGGGCTGGTCACTATAAGGCTAATCGATTAGACGATGCTTACAAAGAATTTTGGAAGAGGAAAAAGTTTGGTGGATCTGCTCTTGATAGAGTTGCAAAGAACTCAATAATCTTATTCGGTAAGGGTGTACCCAAAGGTACTAAAACTTCTGACGGAAAGAAGTGGTAAATGGAGAACTTCATCATCAACTTCTGGGAGATCATCTCTGGTCTGCTTATCGTAGTGTTCCTGGCTATAACTTGGAAAGCAGAGATCGGAGCTAGAATCTCCGTACTGGAGGAAAAAGTCCGATCCCTGTTTGACATTGTTAATAATAAGAAAGATTAAATCTCACACACTCCTGCTGTACAAGCCAGTTGTTGTGCTCCTTCTACGTTGTCATCCTCTTCAGTAAGACTATCCCAATCAATAGTATCAGGCATCTTATGAAGCAGTTCCAAGTACTCTTCCTCGCTGCACTCTTCGTATGGTGCTTGGCGATATGTACCTCCATCATAGGGTAAGAAACTTACACCACTGATATCATCGAAGTTCTTCCAGCACCAAGCCCCTACCTCTACCCACTCGTCCTCCTCTACTGAGATGGTAACTGATGGCTTGTGTTCACACCAATGCTTCTGATACATCATCCATAAGTCTAAGTGCTGAGTGGCTGTCAAGTCCTCACGCAGTAGCGCATTGTGTGGTGCTTTCTTAGGGAAGCTAAAGACAGTAGTAGACTCAGGACGCATGACACAATCTTCTGATGGTATCCCTTGTTCTGTCATGAACGCTGTAAGAGGATCTTTCTTATCTCCTCTAACCCTGCGTACATAATACTTACTATGTCGAGGATGAATACCACTGGCAGAATCAACAAGCTGACTAACAGTGCCACTAGGTTTAACACAAGTGATGGCAGTAGAACAAGGAATATTGAGGTCAGTGGATAGCTGTAAGTTAGTATCAACTGACACGTCTTTGAGTCGTTCAAGAAGTGTTCTAGTCTGTTCAACAGTATCTCCTAATAGTTTATTGTCAAGTATGCCAGTCAGTGATACACCCAGTAGTCTCTCTTCCTCAGTGTTACGTTGCCATATCTTTCTAAGGTATGGGAAGTGTGTCATAGTAGACTGATAAGTACCTAACTGTGTAGCTAGTCTGACCTTACGTTCTAGGTCATATATACTATCACCTTCTCTAACTACTACCTCAGATAGATTACAGAACTGGTATGGTCTAAGGATAATCTCAGAGCATGGGTTAGTACCAAACTCCTGTTCAGTATCTCTACGTCCATTCTTCTTAGCCTGATTGATAGCAGCCTCTCTGTTAAAGATACCACGCTCACCACTGTGACTATGATATAAGCTAGTCCACTCATTCATGAACTGTCCTACGTCAGGCTTGGTAACATACACAGCAGAGTTGTTAGCCAATGCTCTGTGAGGATTAGCTTCCCACCATTGTCCTGTCTTAGCATGACGCATCTTGTCATCTTCTAGATCAGACAGTGAGATCATAGCTGAACGTCTAACACCACCCACTACTACAACCTCAGCTACCTTACACATGATGTCATGGCACTCTAGTGTGTTGAGCTTACGTCCTGCTGCACCTTGAAACTTACGGATAACAAACTCAAACAACTCATTGAGTGGTGCTGGTCCACTAGCTCTACCGCCAAACGTCTTGAGTCTAGCACCTGCAGGTCTGATCTTTCTTAGATCCCACTTAGGTATCTCACCTGAGTACAGTAGTGCTATGACTTGACGTAATGCTTTGGCCCAACCTTCTTTGCTGTCAGACACAACAACAATAGAGTCAGACTTAAACATCTTGTCAGGGATGTCAGGTAACTTGTCAACATACTTATGTTCAACACTAAAGCCTACACCAGTACCACACAGTAAGATATACATAGCCTCATCAAAGCATTTAGGATCATCGACAGGTAGATAACTACAGTTGTATCCTGCTGTGTTGTCCCTCTCAAGAGCCTTACCTGCTGTCATAATAGAACGCATAGAAGGTACTATCTCTAAGTTCTTAATGGCTTCACGAAGCTCTGAGTCTGTCTCCATAGGTAGTGTGTACTCATGCTTAGTCTCCAGATGTTTCTTCATGAAGTCCATGTATCTATCTACTGTTTCATACCAATCTTCTCTACGTCCGTCTGCTTCTACAAATCTACAGTACCGGGACTTCGCTATGTACTGCTGGTAAAAATCCATCATGTTATTTCCTTTATTAGTTTATCGTAGTTATGTTCAATCAAATCTTCAAACCTGTCTAGTATATCTTCAGTCGTAAGATTCAATAATTCTATTATATCTACTTCATCAAATAGATACAACTTTTCTTTTAGTTCATTAATCGTTAAGTTCATATTTATCTTTCTCCATATCCTCTATCTCCATCAGTACCAAAGTACAGTATCCTGATATGTCCCTCCATGAGTCATCATAAAGAGGATCACCATTAAGTATTCTAGCTAACTTGTTGGCAATCAGGTCGAGAGACTCCTTCATATAGTCAGGCATTTTAGAATAGTTAGGAGAATACTGCATAATATATTTTAATTCCTGACTAATCTTACTGACCACCTGATACTGACCATATCTTTTTTCTCTATCGTCTAACACTTTTTTTATAGTCATAGCCCACACATCCCTTCACATTCGTTATCAAAAAGATCCATCTGATTGTCTACTTTCTTAGATTTAAATTCTACTTGATCTAACGGGGTACAAGACCTATGTAAAAACATTTCTCCTTTAATTCTAGGATTACTTGTTGATCTTAATCCTTTATCAAAAGCTATAGCTTGTTCAAACTCTTTTGGAGTCCTATCCCTAGTTTCTATCCAATGATCGTCACTCTTATAAGGACAAAAGAAACAAGCAGATTTCTCTGGTAAAGGGTAGTTATTATCTTTAAACCATTGTAAGCATTGCTGCCTACTGATGTTTAATTCAATGAGAGGATGTCTATTCTCAATGTACTTATCTCTTGAGGGTTTCATCCTTTGAATCTCGTCAGTAGATATTCCTATCCATTGTTCCACATATTTTCCTTTAGGAAATCTTTTACCAAACCCAACACCACAAAGCTCCCTAACTTTCCTTCTTACTGGTTGTATTTTATATTCATTAGTACACTGTCTCCTTAACATTCCTTTACTACCGTCAAGATTTTTAATAAAGAAAGGTGCTGGTGCAAATCTTTCTCCTTCCTTCATGGTATCTTCTGTTAAGTTTCCTTTCTGCACTACATAAATAGGAAATGGTAGTTCTGATTTTAAAAATTCTAAATAAGAATAAATAGAATCAGGTTCTGCTCCTGTATCCGCAAAGACAGCGCAGTCAGGCATAGGTAGCTCACCTTTAGCAGCCATAAGAGCCATAGCTGAACTTTGAACTCCTACGCCTAAACTAATTACAGTTAGTATTTTTTCTCTATCCTCCATATTGGTTCCTTAAATAAGTTATGGATACAGGCATCTCGTCAAAGCTACCATTGTTTACTTCATTAAACATCCATACACCAGACCAGCTACCATTAGTCTGAGGATTAAGATACTCCTCATCGTGTTGGTAAAAGATACCAGCAAACAGACCAGTGATCCTAGAACCATCAGCTTTCTTACTGAACGCTATAGCTCTATCTTGGACATGACCCATAATACAACTCATATGCTTCTTCTGCAATAGCAGACTAGGGTTGCTTACTGGTCTACCCATAACACCAGAAGTAAAGTAATGGCTATAAGCTATACCATTGATAACAGCTACATCAAGAAAGTTATGTACTTCCCAGTTATACTTCTTTAGATTAAAGTCGTTGTAACCGATCAGTCCTTCTAACTTCCTGTCTGACTCGATAGCTCTATCAATACGCTGCTCATGATTACCAATTAAGAAAACCTTCTTAGGTTTCCATACTTTCTTCTTGTTATCTCTCTGCCTCCTCTGCTCGTCTATTATTGGTTTCATGAATGTATCCATAGCCTTGTTACCTGCCTGGATATCATCATTGTAAGTCCTACCTTCAAAAGACTTCTTACCTATGTCGTATACACTAAGACTAGGCATATCCCAGTGATCGCCTAGATGGACAATAACATCAGGCTTAGTCTTAGCAGCATACTTACCAGCCCATTCTAAATGCTCAAACGAGTGACCTGGTTTACACTGTGTATCAGGAATTATCAAATGTCTCATTGGTTCCCTTTAGTAATTTAATATAATACTCTGCGTCTATAACTGCTAGTGGCTTAGAATGGTTCTGCTTTACAATGACTACTGGTTCTCTTCCTTCAGGACAATTATCTTTAGCCTGTGAATAAAAAGAATAGACAGCCATTGATTCACGAGATTTACACTCTACTGATATACCTAATTGATCTCCTACTTCTTGAGAGAATAGTATATCCTCACCTCCAGCCCCCATACTCGTAGATCTTACATCGGACCGGGAAAACGAGAATTCTTCAATAAGGTTATCTCTGAACCACTGTTGGAGCTTTCTGCCTTTGGCTTTTGCACTTTGGGTTTTGATAACTTTCTCCTTGTATCTAAAAATTTATCTAGTCTTACTTTCTTAATACTTTTAATCCACTGTTTAGGTATGTGTATCCTAGAGTTAGACTGATCGTAAGAGATTGCAGCAGCAAGACAAATAGCATCTTTTGTCTCGTCAACAATAAACCCAATACTTAGAACAGGATGTACATCTGCTTTGGAGTTATCCTCCCATCCTGCATCAGCAACAGCATCAACCCATTGGACATAACCTATCGTGAAGTGTTTGGCGGTTTCCATAATTGCTTCTCTTTTCTTCTTATCCATAATAACCTTCCACGTTCAGTTAGTTTATCAATGTCATGATCGTACTTCTCACTCACAGCTTTGAAAAGACTTTTCTCAGTTGTGCAGTTCTCCAGAATCTTCTTGGCTTTGACTGGACCAATACCTTTAATCCCAGGTATGTTGTCAACTCGATCACCAGTAAGAATCTGAATGTAGAAATTCTTTATAGCCTCCTTCTCAGTAACATAATACAAATCTTCTTTAACGAAGTTATAATGCCAACCTCTAATCATATCTAAGTCTTTATCTATGGTCATGATACAACTAGAATCCTCTGGTAGCTCATACGCTTTGATTCCCATTGCATCGTCAGCCTCTTGACCATCTATAACTGTAAAGCCCCATTTTGAAACAAGGTACTCACGCAGAGAATCGTAATGGACTGGTTTTCTAGCATCCTTACGATTCCCCTTGTAAGCCTGTTCAGTAGCAATTTCTGATCTATAGTTATTCTTCCCTGTTAGATATCCTTCATAAGTTTCTATACCTTCTAACCTAATCAATCTATCTACAAAATTACCCATACGAGAAATAGCAAACTTTTCCTCATCTGGTTCGTTAGTAGAGAAGCCTACCCTATAGACCAGAATATCTCCGTCAATGAGTGCA